ACGTGACATAATAACTATTATGCGCAAACATTATGTCAAATCGGACTCGAATTCTGGCAGGGGGATTCAGACCCCCCACCCCCCTGTGCGGGATCGCGTCGGATGCGCGGTCCTGCTCAAGCACACCAGAGGGGATTTTCAAACGGGGGCAGTACCGGCGCATGGGGTACGTTCCAATCGTCGATCTACGGGCCTCCTGAGAGGCCGTAGGAGGGTATACGGTCCTATCCCGCTGTAGGGGGAGCAGCGGGTAGAATACAGGATACGATCAGGGGAATGGTCTGTTCCCGCAGTAACGATGTTCCACGTGGAACACTGCGGGGAACAGTAGGGAAGGTAGGATAACGAGAAGCCGTAGCTGGAAGCTATTCCAGCGCCGTTTGTCGGAATTATGTTGACAAACGACGAAAAATATGGTAAAATATACGGTACAAGTTACCGAGTAACGAACACGTTACCGAGTGTACCGGAGAGGTACACGAAGGGAACCATGAACAATAGTGAGTTACGAGGGAACCGAGTGGTTCCTGACCGATTCCTCCTTCCCTTCGGTCAGTCACGGTTGCCATGGTGAGGTTCTACCCAATAGAACCGAAACCATTGTGAGGGAGTCATGGAGACTCCCGAACATGTTCGCTACGCCGGTTACGGACCCCCATCATCATCACCATCCAGCCCCCCAAGGGCTGCGACCATGAAGATCACGAATACCACCACCACGAATAACGTCAGAATCATGTTTTCATACCTCCTACCGCGAGTTTATCACGGGAGGTGATGGAGAGCAACATGCCTGAATCACGCAAGGCTGATGTGTTCGACCGGCTGCAATATCGTATTCGCGCCGGTCACATCGACAGATCGGACCTCGCCCTGCCCATTACCCGGCAGGAAGCGAGGGAGATACTGGAATACGTGTATGATGATGTGCGCCGGGACTATTTTGACGCTATGCGTCTAAAATCCGGCGATTATACCGTAACCTTCGACTTCCGTGAACTCGATTTCATGGCAGAATTGCGCCGGGTGCTTCGCACTGGTGATGTGGACGAGTATGTTTCCGCCGTGGATATCGACGGTGTACCCCTGAAAATTGTTGACAATTTGACATAATTAGTGCTATAATATGGGGTATAACTGAATTTCTGGCTGATTTCTGGGTGTAGCGCAGTCTGGTTAGCGTACCTGCCTTGGAAGCAGGGGGTCGGTGGTTCAAATCCATCCACCCAGACCAGTTTTTCGTGTGCAGGGCTGGAATATGCCCGTTTTAGCCCCCGTTTGGCCTCGGTCGCGGGGGCTGTTTTTATCACTAACCTCCCCGAGGATTAGCGTCCTCGGCCCGACGCCAGCCCCGTGCTGGCGTCTCTTTTCTCATTTCTGCTGGTGTAACCAGCTTCCACGGCCACAAGGAGTGTGATCGTGTCTGAAAAAGACCCAAAAGACCTTTCTACCCACGATCCCGACAAGCCTATGGTCCTCCGGGACGAAAAGGGCCGGTTCGTCAAGGGGTATTCCGGCAATCCTGCCGGTAAGCCCAAGGGCGTTCGGCACCGTTCCACCTTAATCAAGGAAACAATCGACGCTTCCATGGCGGATATGCTCCACGAGGAGTTCATTCCCGTCATGCAGAAGGCGATTGAAATGGCGAAGAAGGGTGACAGAGCGATGATTAAGCTCCTTCTGGGCGATTTCCTCAATGAAGTTCGGAAACACACCGAAGATGAGGAAGATAAGTCCAAGGGGACGCGCATCATCATCGAAAACCTAACCATCGACAACCGGCAACAGGAGGAATCCAAGCATGAGTACCGGATCATCGAAGGAGAAGCAGTCCGTCCCGGCGAGCAAGCAGGTGAAGGACGGCAACTTCGAGAACACCTACAACGTGAAACCCGCGAGTCTGGGCAAGACGGGCCAGACGAGTCCGAATAGCGACAAGCGCGGTAAGCAGGGCTAAGAAACAGGAGGTATAGGCATGGCAGGGACGCTGCGCCTCCCTCTTCACGCGGGGCAGATTGCGATTCACAACTCTGATGCGAGATTCAAGGTTGTGGTTGCCGGTCGCCGCTTCGGCAAGTCCTACTTGGCTGCTGTGGAACTTCTTATTGAGGCTCTACGAGACGAAACGCCAGAAGGTAGGAAGCTGACTGAAGAGAACGAGGTTTATTACATCGCTCCGATCAAGGCACAGGGCAAGAAGATCATGGTGCCGAAGATCAAGGAGATTGGCAAGTTCGTACATGAAGGCGGCGTAATCAAGGATTATCACATCAACGATGGTGTGTTCACCTTGATTAACGGTCGCAAGATTTCCCTGCTGGGTGCAGACGATCCAGACGCTCTCCGTGGTGTTGGTCTGTCGTATGTCGTCCTTGACGAGTACGCGGACATGAAGGAGGAGGTCTGGGAAGAGATTCTGCGTCCGGCACTGATGGACGTAAGAGGCCGTGCCCTGTTCATCGGTACGCCGAAAGGCAAAAACCACTTCTACAGGCTCTATCAGGATGCCCTCCTTGGCGATGATCCTGACTGGGAAGCCTTCACCTTTACCTCCCTCGATAACCCCACGCTTCCGCCAGAGGAAGTGGCGAAACAGGCTGATCTGAACAATGAGCGTGCCAACAAGCGCATCATTGAGCAGGAGTTGTACGCCAAGTTCGTGACTCGTGGCTCCGAGACGTTCCCCAGCGAGCGTTGGGTGTATGACGAAAAGGAACCTGCCGATGGTTACTACGTCATTGCGTGTGACTTGGCCGGTTTCAAGAAGGAAGGGGGAGAGGTCAAGAAGCGGGATAACTCCGCGATTGCAGTGGTGAAGATTTGCAAGCGTGGATGGTGGATCAAAGAGATTATCTATGGCCAGTGGGGCGTACGTGAGACGGCTGAAAAGATCATTGGGGCTGCTTACTCAACTCATGCTTCTCGTGTTGGTATTGAGCGTGGTATCGCTATGGAAGCGGTTCTGCCCTACATGCAGGATGTGATGAAGCGCATGGGTGTGTTTTACACCGTTGAACCTCTGTCTCACATGAACCAGCGTAAGGCTGATCGCATTGAGTGGGCCTTGGCCGGTAGGCATGAGAAGGGGCGCTTGATCCTCAACGCCGATCCTAACCAGTGGCCGCAGAAGGCGTGGGTAGAGAAGTTGCTCGAAGAGGCAAGTGACTTCCCCGATCCGCTGGCACATGACGATTTGATCGACGCATTGGCATATGTAGACCAGTTGGGCGAGACAGTCTTGTTTGACTGGCACCCCGGCGATGGAACAGACGATTGGGAGCCTCTTGACGACATTGCGGGAGTGTAAATGGCTAATAACATTTTGGTAGAGCCGGAAGGCGCTGTTGGGCAGGAAGGGGATTCCCCACCGTCGAAAAGTGATCGACTGGTGAGTTGGGTAATGTACCGCCTGAACAAGTGGCGGGACTACCGGGATACCTCATTCAAGCCCAAGTGGGATGAATATTACCGCCTGTGGCGGGGTCGTTGGGCTGAAACAGACCGTAACCGTAAGTCGGAGCGTAGCAAGATCGTCACTCCGGCGCTGGCGCAGGCCATTGATATGACGGTTGCCGAATTGCAGATGGCAGTGTTCAGCAACCATCAGTGGTTCGATGTTTCCGACGACTACAGCGATGAGCAGGTGGAGGATATTCGCGTTGCGCGTGACCACTTGCTTGAGGATTTGGATTTTGTGAATGCCCCGGATGCCATTGTGGAGTCTTTCCAGAATGGTGCCTTGTTTGGAACTCTCTTCGCCAAGATCGTCATGTTCGATGATCGTATCACCGAGTTCAAGCGTGATGAGATAAGTGGCGATCTGGTTCCGGTCAAGACGGGACGTGTATTTTTTGGCATTGAGCCTCTGCCGCCTGATGAGGTCATTGTTGACCCCTCGGGCCGTACAGTGGATGAAATGCTTGGTATCGCCCACGAGGTTCTGAAACCTCGTTCGGCTGTTCAGAAGTTGCAGAATGACGGGACGTATCGACGCATCATGCTCGGTGCGTATAACCCGGATGAGGACAAGGGGATTGCGAGAGCAGACCTTGAGCAGTCCGTCCGTGGTGAGGATGTTGTTCTGATTACGGAGTATCACGGGCTGGTTCCGGCAAGGCTGTTGCCGACCAAGGAAGAGCAGCGGGGTGTGAAGAATACCCTCGATGAATTGCTCAACCGTGAGTTTGACAGCGACGAAGAGGATGGTCCGCTCGTTGAGGCGATTGTCACGATTGCGAACAAGACCACGCTCCTCCGAGCGATCCCTAACCCGTTCCCCGGAGAGGATCGGTCCATCGTGGCCTGCCCGCTGGAGAAGGTTCCGGGACGCTTCTACGGACGCGGCGTGGCAGAGAAGGGCTACAACCCTCAGAAGGCGCTCGACGCGGAAATGCGTATGCGAATCGACGCGATGGCGCTCGTGTCGAACCCGATGATGGGTGCGGACGCGACTCGCCTACCGCGTGGTTTCGACTTCACCGTTCGCCCCGGCAAGGTGTGGCTGACTCAGGGATCACCAAGGGATGTTCTGCATCCTGTGGAGTTCTCCAATATCAAGCCGGAAACCTTCAACCAGACTTCCGAATTGGAACGTATGGTTCAGATGGGCACGGGAGCCTTCGAGGTGGCAGCACCTCTCAAGGACAACAGGCGTAATGAGACGGCCTCTGGATCGAGCATGATCCAAGGGGCGTTCGTCAAACGCGCCAAGCTGATGTTGCACAACATTGAGCGCAACTACCTGATTCCTCTCTTGAGGAAGCTGATGTGGCGCTACATGCAGTTCCAGCCTGACCGCTACCCGGCTGATGCGCGATTCAAGATCGCCTCCAGCATGGGCATCATGGCGCGTGAGTTGGAGCAGGCGCAGATCATTCAGCTTATGTCCCTCATGGAACCGGGCACCCCTCCGTTCATGGCCCTGCTGAAGTCGGTCGTGGAGAATGCCTCCATTACCAACAAGCGAGAGGTCATGGCGGCGATTGACTCGATGCTGAATCCGTCTCCTGAACAGCAGCAGAAACAGCAGCAGATGGAGCAGATTCAGATGTTGCTGCTTCAGCTTGAACTTGCTGAGAGGGAGTCGAAGGCACGAGTTCAGTTGGCCGATGAGGTTCTGAAGAAGGCGCAGGCGATGCTCGCTATGGCGAAGGCCGAAAGCGAAGCGTTCAAGCGCGAGATTGATTACGCCAAGTTGGAGAAGGAATTCGAGCAGTTGCACATCGACTTGCGCGAAGTCATGGCGTTTGAGGAGCAGGTACAGGTCAGCCGGGAGAAGGTTGACGTGGAACGTATCAAGGCACAGAAGCAGGGAAGCAAAAAGGAGTAAGCATTGGACGCTGAGAGTTTCAAAGCACTCTCCCCAGATCATCAGTCAGCCTATCGAGAGTACGAACGCATGTTCGGCTCTCAGGGCTGGAAGATGTTGATGGAGGATGTGGAACAGCAAATTACCGTTCTCAGGGAAATGGGAGAACAGGCTCGTTCTTTCGACGAACATCAGCGCATCATGGGCAAGTTGGACGTGCTGCGACAGTTGCTCAGCTACGAGCAGCAGATCGAAGCTGCGTTCGAGAACATTGCCAATATGGATGCGGATGTGTTCGGGGAGGAAGACGAAGAGCAGTTCGAGCTTGACACAAGCTGGACAGAGTAATGAAGGAGAGTTGGTTCCACTACCGATGTGATGCGGGCCATGTGTTCATGGTCCCGGATCGAGTAGCAACGTGTGAGTGTGGCTTACAAGCCCGACTTTCGTTCGTGGAGAAAGTCCCTGCGGGGTACTACGAGCAGAGCCGGGAAAGAGAGGTAAGGTGTGATAGCTGCGGGCGTGAGGATGTAGTTCCAGTCCATAACAGTGAAACCACCGTACCGTGTAATGCAGCAGGATGTGAAGGTCGGATGTGGCCGCTTATCAAAGGAGCGCCCTTAATTCCCACCGACGATCTTGCGATGGGTGAAGCAGCTTCCGGCCCAGCCATTGATAAATGGCAAAAGCAGAGGGAGCAGAAACAGAAAATCGAAGAGAAGATCATACGCGATCATGGAAGTCTCTAAGACCTGTTTCTACACTATCAATCAGTCCCACAACCCTTACGGGCGGGACAATTCTGAAAGGAGTCTATCACTATGAGTGAGCAGAACTACGACAAACTGCCAACGCTTGAAGAGCTTATGGCCGAACAGGGTTCGACAACCGAAAAGCCGAAGCGTGCCCCAATCCCGATTCCGCAGGGTGGAAACCCTTCCCGGATGATTGCTATTGATCCACTCACCAACACGGAGATTCCGCTCGCTGCCCCTAATGCGGACAACGGCGAGCAGGAAAAGTTGGAAGAACAGGATCGCCAGCCTCGTAAGCGCGATGAGGAAGGCGACTTCGAGATTCCCGACAAGCTGCGCGGCAAGGACGAGAAGGAAATTGCTCGTTCGTATGTGGAACTCGAACGGAAGTATGGATCAATGGCGAATGAGCTTGGCCACTTGCGCAACATTGTTGAGCAGGTCGCCTTTGGAAAGCGTCAGAGGGATTTGGGACTCGAAGAGGAAGAAGACTCCATAACGAGCGATGATCTTCTGCGCAATCCCGCAGAGGCCGTGGAGAAGCTGGCTCGCAAGTCTACCAAGACTCTCGAAGAGAAGATTGCAGCACTGGAGGCCCAGCGTCTTGAAGAGGAGTTTCGCCGGAAGCATGGCAACTACGAAGAGACTGTGAATGACCCTGAGTTTCTGGGGTGGATCAACAAGTCTCCGTATCGCCAGCGACTCGCGCAAAGGGCCGCAGAGACGGGGGACTATGAGGCCGCAGACGAGCTTCTGAGCACTTGGGAAGAGCTTCAGAGCATGACCAAGGCCGAACGGGAAGAGGAAGAGCAGAAGGAGAAGGCCCGCCGTGACGATCTGATTCGTCAGGGTCGGCTGGAGCGTGGAGGGGCTGCTGGAAGCGTTACTTCCAAGCGCATCTACAAGGAAGCAGACATTCACGACCTTCGCTTGAGGAATCCCGATCTGTACTACAGCCCGCAAATGCAGCAGGAAATCATGGCTGCATACCGGGAAAACCGAGTTCGTAAAGGTTAATTGAAGGAGTGATTGAATAATGGCTTTTACTACGGGTGATTTCATTGCCACCCCGGAAGCTGCTAATTTTATTCCAGAGCTTTGGAGTAACGAGGTTCTCGCTGCTTACAAGGAGAATCTGGTAATGGAGCAGCTTGTCCGCATGATGAACCATGTGGGCAAAAAGGGTGATACGGTTCACATCCCGAAACCAAATCGTGGTAAGGCGCATCTTAAGGTTGAGGAAACTCAGGTTACGCCTAACGCCACCTCGCACAGCACTGTGCCGGTTGTTATCGACAAGCACTACGAGTATTCGACTCTGATCGAAGACTTCGCAGAGCTTCAGATGCTTCCGTCCCTGCGTAAGTTCCTGACTGACGACGCTGGCTACGCGCTGGCGAAGCAGGTTGACTGGGACTTGCACATGCTTGGTCGCACCAACCCCTCTGGCTCGTATGATCCGGGTGCGGTGGTGGACGGTTCCGAGTATGCCTCGGCGGTGATCGGTTCTGACGGTACTACCGTCTACGATCCGTCTACGACCGGCAACGCTGCGTCCCTGACTGACGCGGGTATTCGTCGTTTGATCCGTACCATGGACGACGCGAATGTTCCTGTCTCGGACCGTGCCTTTGTGATTCCGCCTGTTGAGAAGGAAGCCCTGCTCGGCGTTGCGCGGTTCACTGAACAGGCGTTCACTGGCGAAGAGGGTGCTGGTAACAGCATCCGTAATGGTCTGGTGGGCAACCTGTATGGTACGCCTGTCTACGTCTCCACGCATTGCCCGGTTGTGGACGATGCTAACGGGGATGAGGACCAGCGAGCGGGCCTGCTTCTGCATAAGGACGCGCTGGTTCTGGTTCGCCAGATGGCCGTGCGCTCGCAGGCGCAGTACAAGCAGGAATACCTCGCGTGGCTCTACACCAGTGACATGGTGTATGGCACGAAGACGCTTCGCGCTGAAGGCGTGATTCCTTTCGTGGTGCCTGCCTAATCCACTTTGGACCCTCGGGGAGCGGGGTTATAGCTCCCCACCTTATTCCTATGGCTATTGAGAGACGTTATGCACTCATAGGTCACGTTCATCCGTTCGATGGTTCTCTCGTAGTCCAGAGCGCGGCACAGACCATCGGATCACCGAACGTGCTGACGCAGTTGAACATGGGGACTATCGAAGTTCCCGATGGAGTGAGGCGCGTTCGAGTACGCGCACAGGTGGCGTGGGAGGATGATCCTACGACTGGTTATCGCCTCGCTACCATCCGTAAGAATGGATCAGACAGTTACGAAGGGTTTGCCAAGGAGCAGACGGAGGTTGGCAGGTTTCAGAACCTCGCCACCGCTGCTATCGAAGTTGAGGCAGGTGACGAGTTTGAAGTTGCCGTGGCTCACGCGGTAGTTGGAGGGCTTGACGTAACCGCAGCGTGGATGGAGCTTGAGGTGATCGAATAATGAAAACTTTCGAGGATGTTCTGAATGAAGTAATGAAGCTCCTGCGCGAAACTGAGGTTTCCGACATTAACGACGAGTACGTGCAGCTTATCGGCGCATGGACAAACATCGTCAAGGAGCAGATCGAGGGGACGTGGGACTGGCACACTCAGCGCCAGTTCGTGAACTTCACCTCAACCGTGGGCAGCAGGGAGATTGATCTTACCGCTGCGCTCACTCCCGGTTCCCGCCTCATGTATGAGAAACACCCCGTAGTCGGCCAGTTGCCGCAGGTGTTCGACGTGGAGGACGAGAATCAGGGTTTCCGATTGATTGAAGTTCCGTATGCTCGCCTGAAGGGGCAGAGCCTTCGATTCGATAAGCAGACCACGGACAAGCCCATGCACTTTGCTGTGCAGGAAGTGGCTGATGGTCTGAAACTACATTTACTGGAGACTCCTACTGTCTCCCGCGACTACGTTGCAGAGTTCTACGTTCCGGATGCGGATTACGTGAACCTGTCCGACGAGGTTAAGGTTCCCTTCCGCGTGCTGGTCGCAGGCGTTTTGTGGATTGCCGCTGCGGAGCGTGGTGAAGAGCTTGGCCTTAGCACCGACATTCTGAAGCACAAGTACGACGATCTGCTGACCAAGGCCGTAGCGCGTGACATGGGAGAAGAAGATACGATCATGGTGCCGGTGTAATGGCTACTCAGCTACAGTCACTTCAGCTTGTCGCCCCGGCGTTCATGGGGCTGAACAAGGACTTCTCCGGCTCCCTACTCGGTCCCGAGTGGGCCGTGGAAGCAAACAACGCAGTGTTCGACCGCTCTGGTCGCCTTTCCGCCCGCAAGGGGTGGCAGAGGATTACTCAGGCTAACCGGGCGCTTGACGCTCATATTGAGCAGGCGTTCGAGTTCCGTCGTGAGGATGGCACCACAGAGGTCGTATTCGCATCGAATAACAAGCTGTATCGCTCCCCTGAGTCCCCCGAGGATATTACCGGGGAGGCGGAGCCGCGAGGTAATCGCTGGCAGTTCGCCAACTTCAACGGGAAGGTGATCGGCGTCCAGTACGGACATACCCCAGTCGTCTATGACGGTACTGGGAGCTTTACCAATCTCACAGCGTCGTCAGGGACGGTCCCCAATGGGGATGCGATCTTGGCGGCGTTTGGTCGTGTCTGGATCGTGGGATTGGATGGTGAGACGATTTACTACAGCGGGTTGCTGGACGAAACGGACTGGGGTTCTGCGAGTTCCGGGCACATCGACATGCGCCGGATTTGGACTCGCGGCACGGACAAGATCATCGGACTTGCAGCCCTCGGCTCCACGCTGGTTGTGTTCGGCACTCAGCACATCATCATGTGGGTGGACGGTTCCGGTTCCGAGATTGGTTTGAATCCCCGTGATATGTACGTGGTGGATACCATCGAGGGTACGGGCCTGATCTGCCGTGACAGCATTCAGGTGTTGGCAGATGGTGACGTGCTGTACCTGAGCAACTACGGCTTGCAGTCCCTTCAGCGCGTCCTACAGCACAAGACCAACCCGATTGTCTCGGTGGCTCCGCAGGTGCTTACCTACATCAACGGGTTCATTCAGGACGAGAACCTGTGTCAGATGCGCTCGGCGTACTCACCGACTGAAAACTTCTACCTTCTCTCCTTGCCACAGGCTAACCGTACCTTCGTGTTCGATACGCGAGAGTTGTCCGCGAAGGGCATTACCCGTGTAACCGAGTGGCAGAGATTCGCCCCTCGCGCCTTGCTGGTGCGAGAGAACAATGATCTGCTGTTCGGCATGAACGGCGTGTTCGGGAAGTATGGCGGGCACACCGACAATGGACAGCCGTACCGCTTCGTGTACCGCTCCGGCTGGATGGACTTGCGGGATACCTTCGGTAAGGAACTCAGCGATAGGCTGAAGATTCTCAAGGAGGTTAACGCCATTGTCTACATTCCGGCTAACGCGAGTGTAGTGTTCAAGTGGGCGTTCGACTTCGATCACTCGATGCGATCCAAGTCCGTCACCTTCTCCGGCACCAACGAGTTGGGAGAGTGGGGACTGGGCCAGTGGGGCATCAGCGAGTGGTCTGGCGGGCAGACTCTCCACGACATTGCCGTGAAGGCAAATGGTACGGGACAGTTCGTGCAGTTGGGAATTGAAACTATTGTTGAGGGAGCGGCCTTGTCCCTCCAGCACGTAAACCTACAAGCTAAGATTGGGAGACGAGCCTAATGGCTAACTACGAGCAGTTGACTGACTTCTCCTCCAAGGACAGCCTTCCCTCGGGCGATCCGGGCAAGGTGATCCTCGGTGCAGACGTTGACAATGAACTCGCCGCTATTGCTACGGCTATCTCCTCCAAAGAGGATGTAAGCAACAAGGGAGTGCCGAACGGCTATGCAGGGCTGAATGCACAGGGCAAAGTGCCGCTGTCGCAACTACCCCTCTCCGAAATGGCTGTGTTTCCGTTCTGGCTACGGTACGGTCTAGGAACGCTAATTCCGGGGGGTATTGCCGGGTGGGAATTGGTGACGGCGCTTTCCAGCACCGGCGAGTATGTAATCGCTCACCCGCTGGGCAACGAGAACTATACGGTGCAGGCAACAATCCTCAGTCACACGGGCGCGGCCAACACCCGCACGATTAAGATCACTAATCGGACTTCTACCACGTTCAAGGTGCTGGTCATTGACGACACAGGCACACTGGTGGACGAGGAGTTGTTCCTGCTAATTGTGCCGTACTCGTCGTAATGCCATGCGTAAGTTCATCGAGAATAACAAGTGGTTACTGGTAATCGGTACGCTGTTGACTATGGTGGCTCCGACCCTGATTTGGGCGGGGTCCACCGAGCGGAGGATCAGCCACTTGGAGGACAGGAACTCAGTGTACGAGCAGGATCACGATATCATCCTACGCCTCGACACTCAGATGGGCATTGTCCTCGAAAGACTGAAGCGCATGGATCAAAAGCTGGATGATTTGAAGGACGAGTAATGGAACTACGACTGGTACGCACGGAGAACGCGGACCTTGTGAAGCGCATCCTTACCGCGCCGGGGCTGTGGGACAAGATCACTGAAGATAACTCTCCCGCCCCCGAGGACTTCGAGCCGGTAATTGCGGATAGCGTTTACTACCTTCTGGCCGTTCGAGACAAAACGATTGTTGGGCTGTTCGCAGTCCATCCTATGACAGAGACGACCTACATCATCCACGTCAACATCCTGCCGAAGTTCTGGGGCAATAGAAAAGAGAATGCGCAGTTCGGCAAGATGGCAGTGGAGTGGGTATGGAACAACACTGAGGCGCACAAGCTGATTGCTACTGTGCCTGTAATCTACCCGCATGTCCTCGGCTATGCGCAGCGATGCGGATTCAAGCGTGAGGGGATGCTTCGTGCCAGCTATCTCAAGGGTGGCGAGTTGCACGATCAGTATGTTTTGGGAGTGAATAGATAATGGCAATTGGAGCAGCAGTAGGCGCTGTTGGTACGCTCCTCGCCGCTCGTGAGTCTCGTCGTGGGACGGAGGCAGCGGCAAGGGCCGCGCAGTTCCGTGGTTTCGACGTTACTGGCCCTTATGGGCAGGTAGACGTTGATGAGAGTGGACGGGTCAACCTGTCTGCCGACCCACAGCAGCAGGCTCTCTTCGAGGCGTGGCGGAACTACGGCCTTGAGCAGATGGGTGCTGCTCATCAGGGCGTGGCCAACGTTGGGGGTGTCGCCGGTATTGGCCGCACCAACCTCGGCTTTGGCGATCCCGGTACGCTAGATGCACAAATGCTGCGTACGATGGGCATGAATAACAGCCGCATGGCTGGGCAGTTTTTGAATGCTGCTCAGGGGCTTGATCTGAATGCGATGGCGCAGCAGCGCCTCAGCCAGTTGAACTCGTTGGCTACCCCCTTCGAGGATCGGCAGGCGGCTGACTTGGCGGATCGACTGTTCGGTTCCGGGCAGGTTGGCACTGCCGGTGGTAGGGAGCAGTTCTCGGAGTTGGCGGGGGCACTGGAGCGGGCACAGACGGAACGCTTGCTGGCGGCTACGCAGTTCGCCGCCGACGAGCAGAACCGCCTCATGGGGCTGGGCATGGGGTTGCAGGGTAACGCCGGTAACTTCCTGTCTCAAGCGTTCTCGCAGGGTCTACAGCGCAATCAGTTCCTCATGGAGCGAGGCATGAACCAGTTCGCGCAGAATCAGGCTATTGGCCAGCACAACCTTGCGCGTGCGCAGTTCGACCTTCAGCGGGCCATGGCTCGTTTCGGTACGGCAGGGACCATGTTCGAGACTGGGCAGGCGCTTGACCCGTTCCAGAATCTCATGGCGCAGGCAGCGTTGTCGAACAGCATGTCCAGCGCGGCGGCAGGTGCCGGTGCGAACGTGGGCAGCTTTATCCAGTCTGGTGCGAACACTCGTACCAACCTGATTGGTTCCCTGTTCAGCGGGCTAATGTCTGGTCTGAATCCGGGAGGAGGTTAATATGGCGGTGAATGGTAATCGCAATGCCCGTAACCGTCAGAACGCTTTCAGTGAGTGGATGGGTATTCTGACCCCGCAGGGCTTGGAACAGCAGCGGAGCATTGAGAACAGGGCGCTCAGGGAGCGCAGGCTTGCGCAGATCGGCCCTGTCAACACCATGGCTATGCAGTTCGGTGAGGCCATTGGCGGGCTGATCCGCCAGAGGCGGGGCATCCTTTCTCCCGAGGAGAGGGAGGCCGCGCAGAATGGTGAGGTCATGGCTGCCGCGATGGACTCGGCCCTCACTCGTATGCGTGAGAACAAGATTCCTGAAGGGAGTATCGAGGCACAGCAGATTCTCATTGAGGAGACGGCTCGCCATGCACTCCGTTCCGGCAATCTGGCCGTGGCCGATCAGGCATTCCAGAAGATGCAGGAGCTTGAGGTACGTCAGGCGCAGTTGAACAAGCTGAAGGCCGAGACGGAAGATATCGGCATTGATAACGAGTTGAACCGGGAGCGGTTCGGGTTCGAGCGCGAGCAGGCGAATATCCGCAACCGGCAGACCGAACGAGGACTGGAGTTTGAAGGGGAACGGCTCCGCCTTGACTCTGAGCGGCTGGCTCTGGAAATGGAGCGGCTTAACGAGCAGCGCCAGAACGAACGTCGCAGGATCGAGCTTGCCGCAGGACAGGGAGCCGACGCCCTTCGTGGGGAGTTGGACAAGCAGATCGCCCCGGCAGTTGAAGGTCTGGAAGCGGCTCGCGGACTGGAGGAGCTTGCCAAGCAGGGAACCCCGGCGAGTGACGTGGCTCTTATCTTCAAGTTCCTGAAGATTCTTGACCCTGAATCGACGGTGCGAGAAGGCGAGTTTGAAACCGTGCAGGCGGCGAAGGAATGGATTCTGGCTCACGCAGAGGATGGGCAGGTGTCGCAGGAAGCGGCGCGTCAGATTAATCGTATGGTACAGGGTGAGAGGTTCACCGATTACCAGCGAGCGCAACTCGTGAACACGGCACGCGCATTCGTACGACAGAACCTAATGTCTGCTCAGGATAAGATTGACGCGATCATGGGCATTGGTGCTCGACGCGGCTTGCCGCTTGAAGACATTCGCTCGGGTAACGTGAATCTTATTAATCAGGGACTTGAGCAAATGGTTCCCCTTGGAGCGCAGGAACTGGAAAGCATCAAGCGAGGGGAGTTGGGCATTAGCGACTTGCTCATGTCTGACGACGAGCTTAATGCAGCGATCGGAGACTTGTAATGGCAGACAAACAGCAGTTGCAGCAGGAGTATGATGCGCTGGTCGCCAACCTCAAGGCGAACGTGAATACTCTGTCCGCTTCGGAGAAGCGTCAGGGATTGCAGCGGGCGAGGGCGTTGCAGCAGCAAATCGCGGCTGCGACGGCTGCGGAAGTTGAAGCACAGGAGAGGGCGGCGCTTGCTACGCGCCCCCTGACCCTCACTGGTAG